GAGGGCTACGCATCGCATGTGCTGGTGCGTCACGGATGCGAAGTGCTGCAAGACGCGCCGCGCGACTGGACCGGGCTGCGAAGCTACCTTGCCAACAAAGACATCGAGGGCATCGTGTGGCACCACCCGGACGGCCGCATGGTGAAGATCAAGGGCAAGGATTTCGGCCTGCGGCGCGGGTGAATTTGTGCTGGCTAACGCAGAAGTAACCGGCCTTGGCCGCAACAGGAGCAACGATGAGCGATGAAGCAACGCCGGCCAAGGTCCGGTTGACTGACGGGTTAGGCCCGGACCCGGAGCGCGACTGCCAGCACGGACAGCTTGCCCGCGCATGCGACCGCTGCGCCGATGCGCGGGAGATTGCCGAATTACGCGCCGCGCTGCTGGATGCCCGCGATTGCCGCACCTGCCGGAACTTCACGACGCGCAGCGGCGGGTGCGTGAGCGTGCTCAGGTGCGTGGATGGCAGCAGCTACCAACGGCAGGGAAGGTTCCAGTATTGGGAGGCCGCGCCACTGGACCCGGCGCCGTTCTAGGGCCTAACGCATAGCTGTGGGGCCTGCGCGGCTTTTTGCGCAGGTCCCACACGAGCGACGGGTTCGACGGCGACCATACGGAAAACCATACGATACGGAGAACCATACGATGCAAACCGAGCAAGCGGTGAAGATGGCGGCGAAACTCTACGAGTGCCGAGACACGGCCAAGCGGGTCTTCGGCGACGGCTACCACGCGCGCATGGAAGCCTACGGCCAGGTGGTGAAGTCTGCCGCCAACGCGCTGAATTGCAGCGATGTGGCCGCAGCGACAATGCTGGCAAACAAGGTCGGCGGTGGAATGGCGGCGATCTGCTACCTGGCCGCCGTGGTGGAAATGACCGAGCCGTCGAACGATCGAGCTAACCTGACCAAAGGGGCAGCAGATGACTGAGAGAAACGAGACGGCGCAGCCTGCCCCTTTGGGTCAGGTTGAGCGAGGGGTTAGGGCGCCCGCACCAATGGTGGCCTGGAAGGTCTTTGTGCGCGGCTGGGGAGATAAGCCGCAAGGCGTGACGATGGCCCGAACCCGAGGCAAGGCCATTGCCAGAAACCTGGCGAGCGCACAGGACGTGGGCTATGGACTGAAGTGGGGCGACTTTCGCGTAGTGCGCTCGCCCGAGCACGACAGCATGTTTGCCAAGCACGGAATGTTCTCGTGGGCTTGGGACCATGCGCAGGCAGTCTTGTGCGCTGACCAGCGCCCTAACGCCTAGCTAACCGGCGCAGGCGGCTTTATCGCCTGCGTCCGTGTTGAGCGACGTGTTATGCCTTTTGAATTGGAGACGAAAATGGAACACATGAACGAAAACGCTGAAGAAGAATGGAACCGGGCGCAGGACGCAAAAGAATTTGAATTCATGCGGGATAACCCTCCGCCGGTGCTAGACGCCTGCTGCGGAAGCCGGATGATGTGGTTTGACAAGCAAGATGAACGGGCACTGTTTATTGACAAGCGCCGAGAGCGAATTGAGATGCGCCCGGACAAAAGCTACCCAAGCGGCTGCGTAATAGACGTGGCCCCTGACATGCAACTGGATTTCACATGCCTGCCATTCAGCAACAGTGCGTTTTCGCTTGTGGTATTTGACCCTCCGCACCTTCAGCGCGAAGAGGCTAAAGGTTGCCTGACATACAAATACGGCGTTCTGAACGGAGACTGGCGGGCGATGCTGCGCGATGGTTTTGCTGAATGCTTCCGCGTGCTGCGGCCCGAAGGGGTTTTGATTTTCAAGTGGGCAGAAACCGAAGTGCCGCTGCGTGAAATCTTGGCGCTTACCGACGAGAAGCCGCTGTTTGGGCATAAGTCAGGAAAGCAGATGGGAACGCATTGGGTGACGTTTATAAAGACGCCAAAAGTCGGCGCTGACAAGACGGCTAACCGCATAGCTGTGCGGCAGCCCGCCAGGGCCGTCCGAACGAGCGCCGGGTTAGCCGGCTGAAAGGGAATGACATGACAAAGATGATTGACACCGAAGGCGACGCGCTGCCAAACAACGGGCCAGACGACAAGTACGATAACTGCTGGGACATCAACCTGTGGGGCGACGGCGAACTGTCTCTCTCAATCCCGATGTTCTTTGATGCTGGAGATTACAACGGGGCTGGAGTTGTGACAGTCGGACTCCGCGAGCTGCTCCAAGAGTACCTGGACGATTGCGACAGACTAGATGGAGGTGAAGGGCTGCAGCCGCTGGCGGCGATGTTTCGCGAGTTCGCGGACAAGTATGAGGTGGCAGCCATTGATGCATGGAAAGAGAAAACACCCGCACAAATTGACGCAGCATTGAACAGGGTCACAGCCAACGACACGACCAAAGCACTAGCCAGGCTGTGCGAGCTGTGGGAGATATTAGACCGCATGTTTGGAGGTGTGAAATGAGCGGCCTGACTACCCGAGCGTGCCTCGCGGCGACGTACATGATTGCTGCCGCCGTGCTGTATCTTGACCTGTTTGTCTGGAGGGCTGTATGACTCGCATCAACCTCGTAGACCCGAGCACGTTGCACAGCAAGCACCTGCTGGCCGAGTACCGTGAACTGCCGCGCGTGTTCGGGCTGGTTCAACAGGCGCTGCTCAACCACAACGGGTTGCCCCGGAACCGGCCCGCCAACTTCACGCTGGGAACCGTAGGAATTCATCAAAAAGCAACCGGTCACACCGGTAAGGAGAAACTCAATGTTCAAAGCTGATACTATTTTCCCTGAGACTTCCATGTTATTTGACTGGGAGTCGATGATGGACGCTTACACGCCGTGGGAGTTGCACGACGGTGTCTGGTTCAAGATGGAATCCAAGTACGCTCCTCTGGGGTACGGCGGTCCTAACGGAGCTAAGCTCAGGCAGTTACAGCACTTGTTTAAACGCTATCGTCACGGGGCGACACACGTTGTCACCGGCGCGTCTGTACTCAGCCCACAGCACTCTATGACCGCTATCTTGGCGTCTTACTACGGGTTGCCCAGCCGTCACGTTGTCGGTGCTACGACGCCTGTTTCAATGCTAAAGCATCCGAACGTGCTGGTCGCCAAGGGGTTTGGCGCGCACTTCGAGATCATCAACGTCGCCTATAACCCGGCGCTACAGTCTGAGGTCAAGCGTCTGACAAAGGAAAGTTCGTTCGTGGTTCCTTACGGTATTACCCGTGATCACAAAACACACGATGCTCAGGAGATTTACGACTTCCACATGGTTGGCGCGAAGCAGGTGGAAAACATGCCTGACGAGGTCAAGACTCTGATAGTTCCGAGCGGTTCTTGTAACTCCCTGACGAGCGTTATTCTCGGGCTGAGCATGGATTCAAAGAACCTGAACACGCTCTACGCTGTGGGTATCGGGCCAGACCGCCGAGCCTGGGTTCGTGAGCGTTTGCGGGTGATGGGCATAGACCCTGAGAAGCTGCCTTTCAGGTGGGTTGAGAAGAGCCTGCACGCCGAAGGTGTCAAGTACACTGACACGGTGAAAGAGTCATTTGCTGGCATACCGATGCACAAGAATTACGAGGGGAAAGTTATCCGCCATCTCAAGCAGACCGGCGCTCTTCGCCCAGACCAGGGCACCGCTTTCTGGGTAGTCGGTTCTGAACCTGACGTCAACATCATCCGCCCATTTTTCACTCACCGGGAGGCTGTATGAAGCAGGTACACGACAAGGTCACGGGTGACCTGTTCCTCATGTCAAAAGACTACCGCCTGCCGGAGAACCGGCGTGAGTACTTTGATGCGCTGTACGCTATGAACCTGCGTCATGGAATCATGCCTGGCCTGGTCTACCTTTACATGCCTAAGCTGGCGGAGCACTTCGGCTGGGATGATGAGCAGAAGCTGTGGTTCGCTACCATCAACGGGTGTACGCAGAACCCCATCACATCGCTCATAATGTTCAACAAGTTCCCCGAGCCGCCGGCCACCCCTGACAAGTGGCGCGGGATGGATGACTGGTTCAACGCGCATTGGCCAGAGTTGCAGTTCGACACCGACCGTCTGAAGAACAAGCGCAACACCGTCAAGGCGTTGTTCACGTACTGGAAAGCGGTGAAGGAGATCGCTGGCGGGTCGCAGGCTCGCTACTGGTCGGTGTCCATGTTCCCTGCGGCGTGGGAGCGCGCGGGCGGCATATTCAGCTTCGGCCGGTTGTCACAGTTCAGCTACCTGGAATACGTACGCATAATGGGCTTCGGAGTTGAATGTGATGAGATGCTGTTTGACGACTTTGACGGATCCCGCTCGCACCGCAACGGGGCGTTGTTCTTGCTGGGCAAGGACGACATCGTGTTTGACAAGCGCGCCAGCAACGGCTTTGATGGCAAGTACCCTGACTTCAAGAAGATGTGTGAGTGGCTTGAGGGCTGGTGCACCGGGTACCTGCAGGAGTTCGGATCCATGTACGACCTACCTGACATCGGGCGCTTCACACTGGAAAGCCAGTTCTGCCAATTCAAAAATGGCTTCTTCAAGCGGCGTTACCCCGGCGTGTACGCCGACATGGCTTGGGAACGCATTCAGAAGTACGACGAGCTGGGTTTCAGCCGTGAGACTGAGGTGTTCAAGGCTATCCGCGCTGCGCACCTTCCTGACTGGCTCAGAGTGGAGACAGAGACCAAGCCGGTACCACGCGCTCAGCGCGCCGCTCAGTTCGCCGAGACCGGGTTCCCTAACCGTGGAGAGCACTTCCTGTGAAACATCAAATCATCAACGTCCGGGGCTGCAACGGCTCGGGTAAAACGCATACTGTTCGCAGGTTTTTGGATCGCTTACCTTACGAAAAGCTAGGTCCCAACTCGAGCCGACCCTGGGGCTATAAAGTGGATGCCTCTTCTTGGGGAATCACGGGACCCGTGATGATCATCGGTTCGTATGAGAACTCTTGCGGTGGGGGTGACGGTATAAATAGTCAAGAGGAAATTGCAGACCGGGTTGTAAAGGCTCACGGCTACGGTCACGTGTTGATAGAATCTCTACTGGTCAGCAAAAGCTCCGCTGGCGGTCACGTCGCTCCTATCCTCAAGGACCATGGGGCCATATTCGGGTTCCTTGACACCCCGTGGGATACGTGTCTTGAGCGGGTTCTAGCGCGCCGAGCCGCTGCCGGTAACGACAAACCGTTTGACCCGGACAAGACCATGAAGTCAGCCTACGAGCAGTGTCACCGCAGCGCCGTGCTTCTGACCCAGGCTGGTGGATACGATGTGCGCTGGATTGACCACACCGACGCAGTCGGCACAGTAGTGCGCTGGCTGAAGGAGGCTGAAAGTGCGTAACTCAAATCCACACTCCGCCCCGGTCGACGCTGCGGGTATTCAGAGCTATTCAGGGTACCTGTACTTCGTTTACGAGCGTGAGATCATGCGTGTCGCGCGTGACAACGGCTACACAGGCCCGCTGACTGCGGACCCGGTTCTCAGCCGTTACCGGTTCACTAACATCCGCCGCCGTGATGACCGCATGAGCAGGTGGTTTATCACCAATCTGATTGACCCAGCGGTGGAAGACGGTGATCAGAACCTCTGGTTCACCCTGCTGGTAGCTCGGCTAATCAACTGGCCTCCGACTATTCAAGCACTGATAGACGCCGGGGTGATACCTTGCTCACCCGCCAGCTTCAATGCTGATCGCTTTGTTGAGGTGCTCGAGGGTCAGAAGGCTAAGGGTCTCAAGGTATACGGCGGCGCTTACATGGTTTACCCCACCATGAAAGACCCCGGCGGTGTGAAGTCGCAGAGCATTGCCCGGTGGATCATCGGAGACGTGGTAAAGCGCGCCCCGCAGATTGAGAGAGTGGTGTTTGACTTTGATCATCTGAGCGTGTGTCGGATTGTCACTGAGTTGAGTAAGTGCTTCGGCGTGAGCACTTTCATCGCTGGGCAGGTGGCTGCGGACTTGAGCTACACTCCCATGGGCGGCGACTTTACTGACCTCTATACATGGGCACCGCTCGGGCCGGGGAGCCAGCAAGGGTTGAATCAGCTGTACGGTAAGCCTAAGTTCCACACCTGGGCACAACGTGACTTCAATGATGCTCTGATGCGCGCCCTGGGCGCAATCGAGCGTGAGCTTGACATCACCGGCATGACCTTGCATGACGTGCAAAACACGTTCTGCGAGTACGGTAAATACGCCCGCACCGTGCTCGGTGAGGGTAAACCTAAGACCAATTACAAACCTGAGACGGAGTATTGAACATGTCTGAGATAAAAGCGCGTAACGTGAATGAGATGCTCACCGAGGCGCTGTGGGCGCTCCGCGTGAGTAACAGTCCAGTGGAGCAGACTCGCAATGGCCCCGTGCGGGCGTTTGACGAGCCTGTCATCTTGACCTATCGCAGACCTGAAGAGCGCGTCATGTTCTCACCGCTGCGAGACTGCAACCCGGTATTCCACCTGATGGAGTCGATCTGGATGATCGCGGGGCGTAACGACGTTGCGTTCCCCACGTTGTTCAACAGTTCGTTCGGACAGTTCAGCGACGACGGTGAGACATTCAACGCAGCCTACGGCCACCGCTGGCGTCATCACTTCGGGCGAGACCAGCTAGTCGAGGTGATTGAACTGCTGCGCCGTGACCCTCAGACCCGTCAGGCCGTGATTCAGATGTGGGATACGGCGGACTTGACCAAGCCCACTAAAGACAAGGCTTGCAACATGTCAATCGTGTTTGACCGCCGTAAGGGTCAGCTCAACATGACCGTTTTTAACCGTAGCAATGATTTAGTTTGGGGTGCTTGCGGTGCTAACGCCGTACATATGAGCTTCCTGCAGGAGTTTGTAGCTAGCGCTCTGGGCGCTCCCACGGGAGTGTATAGGCAAGCGTCTAACAACATGCACCTGTATCTTGAGACGTACGACGGCGCAAAGTTCCTGAATGACCCTTCAGAACCCAGCGCGTACAATCACTATGCGTCTGGTGAGGTTGAGCCGTTGCCCATCATGCTCAACTCAGACTACAGGTCATTCATTGCTGACTGTGAGCGGTTCTGCGACGATCCTTTCAACGGTGAGAACCGATATGTTCACCCGTTCTTCCTAGGCGTGGCGCACCCCATGGCTATGATCAGCCGCACCCGGCGCGGTAAGGCTGGCACCGGCGAGGGCTGGGCTGCAAAGGTCAAAGCCTCTGACTGGCGACGCGCGGCTTTCGAGTGGATTCAACGCCGTGAGAAAGCCCGATTGTAAAAAGCAATCACGACTGCCCGAGTGGTTCAAAAATACAATCACACGGGCCGTAAAAGTGGCCTAAAATTCAGTCCCATACCTTGATAACTTCCTAACTGGAGAACTACGTTGAAACAACAGCTCGAATTCATGCTATACGGCTCCGAGGTCAAGCGGTACCACACCGTGACCACGCTGCGCGAGGAGACCGTCGCCCATCACTCGCACAACGTCGCGATGTTGGTCTTGGCGCTGGACCCCGGCGCTACGGCACCAATGCTCAAAGCCGCTCTGCTGCACGACCTTGCTGAGCAGGTGACCGGTGATATTCCTTCCCCGGCCAAGCGCGAGTACGGTATCGGAGATCAGGTTGACGAGCTTGAGGACCGCCTGTTGAGCGAGTCAGGTTGGAACTACCCCGGCTTGACTTCTAACGAAAAGCGCACTCTCAAACTGGCCGACATCGCCAGCGGCGCGCTGTTTTGCGCACGTGAGATGGAGCTGGGTAACGTCCGCGCTCGCATCGTCTTTGACCGCTACATGTCTTACGCCCGCAGCTTGCTGCTGGTAGGTCGTCATGCTGAACTGTTCAACATCATTGAGGAGATGGCAAATGTCTAACGCGAACGCTATTCAAGTCGGCGGCTCACACTACAAGACCTCCACCGGTGTGCAACACTGGGACATCGTTGAGAATTACAAGGTCGGCTACCTTGAGGGTTGTGCCAGCAAGTACGTCCTGCGCTGGCGCAAGAAGAACGGTCTCGAGGACCTGCACAAGGCTGCGCACTTCCTGCGCAAGTTGTACGAATGCCGCTCAAACATGTCTTTTGGCGAGTACTTGAGCCGCATGCCTAACGTGCCGAATCACGTTGTGACCCGCTTGTGCTGCGACGCCGGGTTGTGTGGCACTGATGAGCAGATCATTCGCCACATCTTGACCTGGCAGTCCACCGCGACAGTTGACCTCGCCCGCCGGTTGGTGGAAGAGCTGATCGCCGAAGTCGAGTCGGTTGAAGACATGCGCGGCTACGTGAATCAGGGCTGAAAATGTCAACCTGGATTTATGACACTGAAACCTTGCCCAACAGGACGCTGTTTTGCGCCCTGGACGACGAGGCCGGTGAATGGTTTGATCTCTGGCTGCATGAGCCCGGAGCGCCTGAGCGCCTGAAGAAGTTCCTGCGGCAACCCGGCGCGACATTTGTCGGGTTCAACAGCCTGAGCTTTGACCGGGTTGTTGTGGCTGCGATGTGCGCTGGCCGCTCCTCATCAGACGTCAAGCGCATAGCTAACGACCTGATTGAGAATGAACTCGCACCGTGGCAGGCTATGCGCAAGTACACCCTGCCGGACATGGGGTTTGATCATATCGACTTGATAGAGGTCTCCCCCTCGTTCGTTGGTCTGAAGGCATACGGCGCTCGCATGCACATGCCGCTGCTGCAGGATATGCCGATAGCTCACGATCAGGAGATCACCGCTGAGCAAGAAGCCACCGTGTTGTCGTACTGTCACAACGACGTGCTGACGACGCAGGAGTTGATGCGCAGGCTTGAGCCTGAGCTTTTGCTGAGAGTGGAAATGTCTCGCAAGTACGGCACAGACATGCGTAGCAAGTCTGACGCGCAGATGGCTGAGCAGGCGTACATTACGAGCATGGGTCTTCAGCGGCGTAATAACAAGATTCCCGCCACCGTCACCTACGACCCACCTGAGTTCATTAGTTTCACGGATCACGGTCTGAGGACGCTGCTTGAGCGGGTGCGTAACCATACGTTTGAGATGAACCAGAAGACAGGTCACGTGATACTGCCCGACTTCCTTGGCGCTGAGCAGGTCACCTACAAAGGCGGCACGTACCAGTTAGGGGTTGGTGGAATCCACAGCACGCACGACAAGAGCGTTTGTCACGTGGCCGGGGATGACTGCATCACTGACATTGACGCCGCTAGCTTCTACCCGTCTATCATCCTGGAGTGCGGGTTCGTACCAGCCGGGTTGGGTGAGGCGTTTGTTGAGGAGTACCGCAGTATCTACCGTCGTCGCCTTGAGGCTAAGCGCGTGGGTGACAAGACCACCGACGCGACCCTGAAGATCTCGCTCAACGGGTCATTCGGCAAGCTCGCTAGCCGTTACTCGGTGCTGTACGCGCCGGACTTGATGCTAGCGGTGACGCTGACTGGGCAGTTCACGCTGCTGATGCTGATTGAGCGGCTCGCCAAGGTCGGTGTTGAGACGCTGTCAGCCAACACTGATGGTATCGCCGTGCGCTACCCTGCCGGGCTGAGGTCTGAAGTTGAGCGCGTGGTGACTGAGTTCAGCGCGCTGTCACGGTTTCAGTTTGAGTATACCGAGTACCGCGTTTTGGCGATGAAGGACGTCAACAACTACTTCGCAGTCAAGACAGATCGCAAAGTCAAGGCGCGTGGAATCTACGCTCCGCTGAGCCTCAAAAAGAACCCCACTGCAGGAGTTTGTGCTAGCGCGGTAGGCGAGCGCCTATCGAAAGGCACCGCACTGCTCGAAACCATCAAAAACGCGCGCTTCGAGGACTTTCTGAGCGCTCGCAACGTGACCGGCGGAGGCGAACAGTCAGGAGAGTACCTAGGTAAGGTGGTTAGGTGGTATCAGAGCACCGACCGGGACCTGCCTCCGCTGCGATACGTGAGCAACGGCAACAAGGTCAACAAGACTGAAGGCGCTCGCGCCTGCATGACGCTGCCGGAAGGTGGGGTGCACCCCGCAGACCTGGACTACGACTGGTATCTGAAGGAGTCACTGAGAATTATGAAGGATGTAGGCTGCGCTGAATACCTGACCGCTGAAGAACTCGAGCTGATAGCTCCACCACCCAAGAAACAAAAGAAAGCCAAAAATGCAACATGAACCTGGAAACTCACGCACTGTGTTCGTGACACAGGCTGACTACACAAAAGACCTGAGCGACGCTAAGCGCTTCGGTGAGCTGAAGGCGGTCTTCGCCAACGTTCGCAAGCCCTACGACACTGATGAACTGCTACGCAAGGCGCGTCGCGTGCTGGCTAGCTATCAGGCCGGTGACTACCTGCTGTTGATGGGTGACCCGGCGCTGAGTTCGGCGTGTATGTCGGTGGCCTGCGAGCACGAAGGCGTGATCAACATTCTGAGCTGGGACCGCAATTCATTCAGCTACGTACCCCAAACATGGAACTTTGATCGGTTCCCTGAAGACCTCGAATCCCCCATGGCAGACGACGACTGCCTCTAACCAAGAAAGGAAACAAAGATGTCAAACTGGAAGAGCGCTTTGCGCGTAGGTAAGCAGCCGGTCCCCCCGAGGGTCTGCGTGTATTCTTCACATGGAGTAGGTAAGAGCACCCTGGCCAGCCAGTTCCCCAAGCCCATCTTCATCAGCACCGAGGACGGTCTGGACTCACTTGACGTGACCAGCTTCCCCCGTGCGCAGAAGATTGAAGACGTGGCAGGCTCAATCAAAACACTGATCAAAGAAGACCATGACTTCAAAACGGTCGTGATTGATTCTGTTGACTGGTTGGTTGAGCCACTCATCGTCAACAGCGTGAACGCCTCTCACGACGAGAAAGAGCAGTCTTACGGCAAGGGTGCGGTGTTCATCGCCGAGGAGTTCCGTGAGATCTTGCAGGGGCTTGATGTGCTGCGTCTGAAACGCGGAATGAACGTCGTGCTCATCGCCCATGCAGCCGTGGTTAAATATCAAGACCCGCGCACTGAAGAATACGACCGCTACCAGCCCAAGCTCCCCAACCGCTGCAACGCGCTCCTGCAGGAATGGGTTGACGTGTTGGCTTTCGCTGCTTTCAAAGTGGCTATTAAGAAAACTGAAGGCAAGGGGTTCGCCGGGCCTCGCGCGCGGGGTGTTTCAACCGGCGAACGGCTGCTGCACTTTGTTGAAAACCCAGCATACGTAGCAAAGAACCGATACAATTGTCCGGAGGAAATTGAACTGAGCTTTGAGAACTTTTCAAAAGTCGTCCCGTTAGTCGGAGTGTGAGATGAGTAGACCTTACGCGTATCGAGTGACAGAGAAGCTCACTGGTAAATGGTATATTGGCAGCAAGTACGGCAAGAGTGCTGAGCCGTCAAAGTTGGGTGTTTCATATTTCACCAGCAGTGATGTTGTTGAACCGTTGTTTAGGCGGAACCCGGCGGCTTTCGATATTCAGATACTGGTGATCAGTGATTCGAACTATGTGCGTAAGATGGAAAGCACGCTGACTAAGATGCTGGACGCCCGTAATGACCCGATGTCTTTTAATGAGTACAACGGGAGTCAGAACGGCGTTCCGGGCGGTGAATCAGCCGCTAGAAACAAAGTAGGCGCTATGGGTAGAAGCGCTGAAAAGATGAGTTCAGACGGAGCTAAAGGTGGTAACTCATGCGCGGAACTCAAGCGCGGTATCCACGGCAGAACACCTGAAGAGATGTCTGAACAAAATCGCGAAGCTGCTCGCGTGATGACGTTGAAATACCCTTCGGGTACCCAAACACCTGAACAGCGTAAGGCTCAAGGTGAGAAGGCGACTTCTCAAAAGTGGAAGTGCTTAGAGTGCGGTATGGTTTCAAACCCTCCCGCTTTAGGTCGTCATCAGAAGTTTTCAGGTCATTCTGGAAAAATTCAAATCGTTTAACACTGTAAGGAAACATATCATGGCTAAATTCAATTTCGATTCTTCTGAAGTCGACATGAACAACGCTACCGCTGGCAACTACGACCCTATTCCCGATGGCGAGTACACGCTGGAAGCGATTGACGCTGAGGAGAAGGAAACCGCTGCTGGCGGTGTGATGATCAAGGCTAAGTTCGAGGTGGTCGGCGGGGAGTACGCTGGCCGCTGGATCTGGCAGAACTTCAACGTCGTCAACAAAAGCGAGAAGGCTCAGAACATTGGCCGCGCGCAGTTGGTGGCATGGGCTACCGCAGCCGGCAAGCCCGAGGCTGATGACACTGACAAGCTGCTCGGCAAGAAGTTCAAAGCGCTGGTGGGCATTCAAGAGGGCACCAACGGCTACAAGGACAGCAATCGCGTGAAGGCGTTCCTGTTTGACAAGCCCGAGGCTGCTGAGAAGAAAGCCCCGGCGGCTAAGGCTGCTGCAAAGCCCGCCGCAAGCGCTCAGAGTTCGCAGAACAAAGGCGCTGGTAAAAATCCTTGGGACGATTGATGAATAGCTGCCGACGCTGAGTTCGGCTGACACCCCGGAAAGACGGGGGCTATCAAGGGTGCGGATCAGAGGTTTAGGTGAGATTCCTATTTCAAGCCCGAAGGCGGCTGGTTCGATCCCAGCCCGCACCCTTGATGGCTGCCAGGCGCGTCAGCGCACTTCACTGTGCGAGCGAACCGCTACCTGGGAGGACTGGGGTCATCAACCCTGCTTTATAACTGGAGAACTAGATGCCTGCAATTCCACCCCTCGCCGAGCAAGAGCTCATCAACCGCGTCTACGACGCAATCAAGGCTGAAAAATACGACAAGGATCTGTACTTGGGTCGCCTGGGCTCATCATTCATCGGGCGTGAGTGCCTGCGCCAAACGTGGCTGAGCTGGAGAGCGTTTGCCTCTGCTGAGTTCGACGGGCGTATGTACCGCCTGTTTGAGACCGGGCACATTCAGGAAGACCGCATAGTAGCGGACATGCGCCGCGCCGGGTTCATGGTGTACGACCGTGATGAAAACGGCAACCAATTCGAGTTCGTTGACGACACCGGGCACTTCATTGTCAAGGTGGACGGCATTCTGAAGGGTTTCCCTGATGACCCTGACACGCCGTACGTTCTTGAGATCAAGACCCACAACAAGAACAGCTTCTCCGCACTGCAGAAGCACGGCGTTCGCGCTAGCAAGCCTGAGCACTACACGCAGGTTCAGGCGGGTATGATGCTAGGCGGATTCACGCAGGCTGTCTACATCGCGCTCTGCAAGGACGATGAGAAGTTCCACGTTGAGCGCGTTGACTCTGACCCGGCCGAGTTCGAGCGAATCTGCTACAACATTCAGAAGATGGTAGACGCCACGCTCAAGCCCGCAGGTATCAGCGATGACGGCAGCTCATTCGGCTGCAAGTTCTGTGATATGAAAGGTGCTTGCACCGGGGCCGTAAAGCCCGTCAAAACATGCCGCTCCTGCCGGTTCTCAACGCCATCAGAGCGCGGTGAGTGGGTGTGTGAGTTGTCGGTTGATCGCATAGTGCTTGACAAAGCCGCTCAGCGCGCCGCCTGCCCCAGCTACGAAAGTATGTGATGTTGATTGTCGGAATAGACCCAGGCCTAACCGGCGCGATAGGCTTCCTCAGGGATGGCGTTTTCGCTGGTGTAGAGGACATGCCAGTGGTTCTCAAGGGGGTTGGCTCAGTCAAGAACGAAGTGTCCCCAGCGGGTATGAAAACGCTCATCAAAGAGCGCCTGCAGCCCGGTGACGCCGTGGTGTCAGTGCTTGAGAAGGTCGGGGCTATGCCGGGGCAAGGGGTTAGCTCGGTTTTCAGCCTCGGGGACTCATACGGCGCGGCTCGTGCGGTGCTAGCCACGGGCGGGTTTGAGCTGATTCAGGTAGCCCCGGCGACCTGGAAGAAGCACTTCAAGCTCACCGCTGACAAGGAGATGAGTCGCGCGCTAGCCCAACGTCTGTTCCCCGCAGCGCCTTTGCACCTGAAGAAGCACGACGGTAGGGCTGAGGCGCTCTTGCTGGCTCGGTGGCTCTGGGAGACGCGCTACTCCTGATTGGCGGAGGCAATCAAGAACTTGATCGTAGTTCAAAAATACAATCATCCGACCTGAGTTTACGCACTAAAATTCAGGTCGGTCTATAACTCAATAACTGGAGAACTGAATGGCTCTATTCCAATTCCAAACCAACCTCGGCCCTGAAGACGAAGAGTTCACGGTCAGCGTGGATTCTGTACGCCTTGGTCGCCCAGGCAAGTACTACGGCCCGTGGGAAGACTCCTATCCGGATGAAGACGACGAGGTGGAGTACGAGATTCTGAGGTCTGACGGCAGTGAGTACAAAGACGCTACTGACCGCGAGCACGACAACATCGTGTATGAGATCATTGAAACTCACAAAGCCAGAAAGGAAGACTACCGTGATTGATAACCAATTACCTGCGTGGGCAAAAGTCGTCAGCGCTCTTGAAGCCAGAAAAGACCAGTCGCTCGGCGCGATACTGTTGAAAGGTGTGAGCGTTGAAGAGCTCTCCGGCGCGGTTGAGAGCGGGTACGCTCGGCGCTACTGGCTGCTGTCAGGCACGCCGGTTTACCGCTCAACTGACAAGGGTCGTAAGACGCTGTCAATGTTGAAGTCAAAGCAGCAACTGGCCTACGCTAAGGCGGCTGTCTCAGTTCCCCGGGAACCGGTAAAGTGCACGCCGTACACGCCTGAAAGCTGGGTTAACCCTAGGCCTGAATCAATGAACGCACTGAACGTACCTTCACGAGGAGCACTAGCATGAATATTTCACATCTGACTCGGGTTCGCCGCATGTTCAACAGCGAGTTCGTTAGCCGCGAGGTTAACCGAGCTAACCAGCGTAAATGGGTGCGGGCGATACGCCTGCTGGGCTCAAACTGGCTGTACGCGGTCAGGGTGGAGAAGCTGCAATGAAGCAGCCCTGGGAAACCAAGCCCGATGACGATCTGGATGATCTGTACCTGGACAGCCTTGCATCAATGGCTGTTGTCGCTCTGTGCGTGATCGCATGCATCCTGTTGACGATGTTGGTGTACTCGCTGGCCCAGCCGTGGGTGAATGAGATTCTGGCTAACTGGGAGTTCAAGCCATGAGCCAAGAAACACATCTCGCCATTGCGTCGGCAGTCTTTATTTTGTTGGCAACTGGATGGGCTACCAAGATTTTCTGTGAAGGCGCAGAACTCATGGACTTGATTGGGCTGTCCACAGCGATGCTTGTGCTCGGCTTTATGGCTGGAAAGATGCTATGACCAAACAAGAAATGTTATCCCTGATGCGCCTGCTCTCAGCGTTGGAGGCTTGGGGCTTCGCCACGAAAGAGCGCATCCCCGATTACCTACATGAACAGCTTGCTGACAGCATGGAAGTGCTGGATCGGGAGATTCTTTATCCTGAACCGAAGGGTCCATTGCCATGAGCCGAACAGTATGTGGTGAATGCTGGATGCCTTACGGTGACAGCGGTAGCGTAAGCGGTTCGGCTTGAGCGACGTGTTAGGGGTTTTTTACTACAGAGAGAGGGTTTGACATGAAAGTATTTTTGGGCGGTACATGCAACGAATCGAATTGGCGCAACCGGATTATTACGATGCTTGAAGTTGGGTTTTTCAACCCGGTGGTTGATGATTGGACGCCTGACTGCATGGCCGAAGAACTGCGGCAGCGCGAAGAATGCGACGTGTGTTTGTACGTCATTACGCCGAGGATGACTGGGGTGTATTCGATTGCGGAAGTGATCGATGACAGTAACAAACGACCAGCGCGAACCGTGTTTGTCAGGTTGCGAGACGACGGCGACGAGAAGTTCACATATGGGCAGTGGAAGTCGCTAGGCGCTGTGGCGCAAATGGTTGAGCGAAACGGGGGCGCGGCTTTTGACGACCTGAAAAGCGCGGCGCTATGGATCAACTCAAAGACACCTAACGCTGGCGGTAAGCCGCTGAGTGAAACGAAGTCGGATTGACCAACCTGTTAGGTGATGGAGGTAAGCATGCCGGGATTTATGAATGCAGAACTTGAAGCGTTGCGGATCAATTTGAAATGCGGGCATTGCGAATCCAAATTTCAAGGTGTTGATTGGCAGGCGAGAAAAGTTAAGTACGAGCAGAGGACAGTCTATTGCTCTGACACATGCAGCAAAGCCGCGAGCAGCAACCGCGCTCAAGAACAAGCTATTCGAGAAGGAAAGAAACCCCGCAAGGGCGTGCTTTCTGGGCCGTGCAAAACGTGCGGCAAGAAATTCGAGTCTCGGATAGATAAGATGTTTTGCTCTATGGACTGCTACATAAAGTCTGATCAGTTCAGAAAGATGCAAAGTAAATATTGGGCCCCCTCTGCCGAGGTAAAGGCAAAGATTTCTGAGCAGCTAAAAAAAGGGAAAGACGTACCGTGTATTGAGTGCGGCACAGAGTTCTACCAGAAGCAACCTAGCAAAGGGAAGCCAGCTAGAAAGTTTTGCGGCACGCCATGCTATCGCACCTACCTTTCAAAAAGGTTTGACCGATGGGTGGCAAACCCGGAAGGCATGGCGTTGCCGCAGTGCTATGACGAATTCCTAGACCGCGAAGAACTGGAGTGCTTGGTGGACGGCTGCGACTGGCATGGCCAGCATTTGACCCTACACATGAATCAAGCGCATGGGGTTGTGGCTGACGAGTTTAAGCGCGCTGCTGGCTTCAACCTCGGAACTGGCGTAATTGCCAAGCCGCTAGCAGAAGCTCTACGCGAACGAATTGCCGTAGGCGTGGCGGCTGGTATGGATGACAACGCCCGCGTTGCCGCGTTAGCACTTTCACAGGAAAGCCTCGCTGGAAACTACATCAGATACAAGTCATTGGAGGGGCGAGAGCACGCAAAGAAAGCGCGTTCAATGCTTGGGCCTGGGCCGCAACGCATCTGCGCAGGGTGCAGCACGGTATTCCAGCAAAGCACGCCGATGGGGAGGGCGTTGTATTGCTCCCGCGAGTGCCGAGACAACACCTATGCAGAGCAGCGGCATGCAATCGCAAAAAAACCCGTCAGGCAGAAAGACGGAACGCTCAGGTGGGAGTCACCTAACGTGGAGTTCAGCGGGGGTGCGCCGCTTCATGGCGCAGCCTCCGCTGGAACGAAAGGTTAGGGGACGGGGGACACCATGCGAGGTCTTTGCCAGAGCAACAGCGCCTACAGGGGAATGCACGAACCTTACGTTGAGGGAACCCCACGAAGCGCAATGACTTGGTATGTGTGCCGCCTGTGCGGGCAGCGCGAACCGAGAGGGATGGGCGCTTTTTATGGGCAACCAACGTGGGAAGCTCCAACACTTGAGCAGCGAGTAAAGAAACTGGAGGACGCAATGAAGTCCTCTAACGTAGAGGTAAGCGGCGGCGGTGCTTTTCCGCCGTCCGCTTGACCGACGGGTTGGGCGGCTGGTAACTACGGAGAGATGAAAATGCAGCAGCGACCGATAGTGATGAACAATGGAAACATGATTGGCG